TTACATGTACGTGTATGTCACCGATTGTTGTGTTTCCACCTTCACTGTGGTAAGAAGGTTTGGCACCAGAATTCATGGCGACCAATTCGGAATAAAACTTTCTAGTGGCATCGGCATTTACTACAAATTCACCCTTTGATAGCTGAGCAGGTATCGTGTCTTGTCCACGATTAGAGCCGCCCGCCGCGAAATATTTACCATATCTAGCTTTAGATGCGGCTGATGCCTGTTGTGCTGCCAGCAAAGCTTCTTCAGCGGCCCCTTTTAATTGCTTCATTAAGCCAATAGCTGTTCGAATAGCAGGATAAATAGTGGCCACAGCTCTCGGCCAAGAGCCAATTGCTCTTGCGACTGATCCTATTGCACCCATCATGGTCCCAAAATTTCTTAAAACCGAGCTTATTGCCTTTGAGAAATTACTAGCGAGTGATGTTGCAGTTTCAGTTATTTTATCCTTAACTGGGTTGAAAGCATCCCCTATTTTTTTAACTTCTGGCGGAACTTTATTTATATTAGGGATGAAGCGATCTATTAAAGCAGTGGATGCTTCTCCTATTTTTGTAGCTATTTGACTAATTTGTTCACTTAAATTAGATAAATCTGGTGGTTGAAATTCTCCAACCCGTTGAAAGTTATCTGCCAGTAACCCTGAAGTTTCTGACATTGAGTACAAGCTTTCGGCAACAACAGGCAGAAGTGTGCTTAATTGAATTGCCGCTTGTGTGAAAGTAACAATCCCAGTTGGATTTATAGATGCTATTCCTTGAACCAAACCAGCTAAAGGACCAGAAACTATTGCAGTGATCTGGCTATTTAATTCAGACATAACAATAGACACACTACCAATAGCTGCTCTTGACTGAGTTGCAAAGTTTACTAGTGGCTGAGAAATATTTGTCTGATTTACAGTTTGTAGACCGGATTTTAAATTGCCGAGTTGTGTTTTTGTGTTTGTCGTGGCGTTGGAAAAATTGTCAAGTGGCTGACTTATATTTGTCGTTGCTGTTGTATTCAACCGACTATTCACTTGGTCTACTTTACCGGGTAGTACTCCTATTTTACTATTCACACCATCGAGACTAGTACTAACTTGAGTGAAGCCACTATTCAGCGCAGTAGTTGTAGTAGTAGCTTGTTGCGTTCCAGTAGTTAAACCTTGAATTTTGTCTTGTTGTTGTTGTTGTAAATGCAAACCAGCTTGCACGGAGCCGTTATAATTATTCTGCGCACCTGCTAGCAGATTAGCTTGTGTAGTTACAGCTTTAAGTTTTTCATATTCCTCGCTTGTTAGCTGCCCACTTAACCTTAAATGAGTCACAGATTTTTCTAAGACTTTAAGATCAAATAGTTTTATTGGCTCTCCGCTTCTAAGAGAAGCTTGAATCCGCATTGATGCCTCTTGAGCCATAGCCATAAGTTGATCTATGTTCTCTTTTCCTTTTATGGCTATTTGGTCAAAGTTGCCATAATCTACATTTAATTTAATGGCGGGCAAATTATTCAACCCAGCAAGAGTTTCATTCCATTTGCTACGGACCTCTTTGAATTGTGTCTCAAGAGATTGTGTTAATTGCTTATTTTCAGCGATTTTTTTCTGGAAGTTATTATATTCCGTAAACGCGGCTCTTAGTGAATCCGCACTAAGGTCTAGTTCACTGGTGATAATTCCTTGAGACTCTAATTTTCTAATAAAAGCTATGAAATCCTGTCCAGCTTTTTCACCCTCCATTTCAACTATTAATCTATAGGCATCTCCGATTTGCTTTTTTATGCTCGCATCTATTTTTTTCCCAGCTTGTTCTTCCAAGAATGTTCTTACTTCTATTAGGTAGTCTCTCTTATTTAGAGCAGCGTACACTAAGTCTGGATTCACTTTAAATAGCAGCTCCCACTCTTTTTGGGATATACTATCTATTTGACGTATAACATCGTCTAACTCCCTTGTAATGCTCTCTATCGCGGCATCACGTTGAGTTTTTGACATATCCCCAAGCTCTTGAATAGCTTCGATGGAGTTCTTTTTCACTGCATCCGCCGCAGCTATAAGCTTTTTATAGTCTAATGTCGCCATTTTACCGGCAACACTGTTTAAAGTTTTCTGTGTGTTTTGCGCGGAAGTTTCAAATACTTTGGCAGAATTTTGCAACTCTCCATGAAGTCTAACAGCTTGCGATTGAAAACTTTTTGCCAAGTTGGTTTTTCCTTGGTCTTGAAGTTTTATTGTTTCACGGGTTAATTTTTTAAAACTTGAAATACCTTTTGAATACGCCTCTTCAGCCGCTTTAGAGTCTGGTGGATTCGAATTAAATTCATCAACAGCATCATTGAAATCCTTTAAGGCGTAGCTTGCCTCTAATTGTGTTTTTCGCCACCCATCTAATTTTGAAAGTTCAAGAGACCTTTGATATTCTACCATGGCATCCTTGCCTTTTTGCATCATACCATTAAGTTTTTCCAACGCTGTCTTCGGCCTTTCAAAAGCTTCAGTTAAAGCTTCCTGCATTGATTTAGCTTCACCTGAAACAGAGCCTTCAAGACTTTCTACTTCTATTACAATTTCATTGATTGCTCTGCCGACACTGTCCGGCGCAGCATCCCATGCTCTTGACCAAGCCGCAATTATTTGTAAACTAGACTCTGTTTCTGATTTAAATGAAGCCCAATATTGTTTCCATTGTCTTGCTCTCGTTATTTCCTCCTGAGTTCTTTGGAATTGCTGCAATTCAGCATTGAATCCAGTTAAGCTACTAGCTGCATCTGAAGAAGCTTTCTCAAAAAAGCGGACAATCTCCACCACTATTTTAATTCCTGGCGCAATCGCCCATAAATAATCAGCAACAAATTCTAACGCCGGTTTTAGAATTGTGTATATACCATGAGCTATTCCAGCTATGGCTAGAACCACTCTCTTACTTCCAGTCAAAAGAATATTCATAGCAGTTGCAACAGTTTTTATGACGAATGCTGCCGACTTGAACTGCATTAAATAATCGTGTAGGGATACAAAGGCATTATATACAGACATAACGCCAGCTTTCATTGTGACCCAAACTGCTTCAAATGTTCCAGATACAACATTTAAAGCTTTTTCTACTAGTGGAACCGAATCTACGAAGCTACTCCAAGAAGTAGAAAGAGATTCTATTGCGCCCTTGGTATTTTCTATTGTCGCAGACAAAGCGTCTACGGACATTTCGGACGCTTCCCGTTTAATTTTTTGAAAATAGCCGTACCCCTTTTCAAGGGCCGATATCATGTTGTTGATGACTTCAACAACACTAGTGAAACCTTTTACTAAAGCGGTTACAAATGGAATAAACTCTTTAGCCAGGGCTATCATAGAGTTTTTCATTTCATTGTAAGCCAAAGATAATTGTCTCGCTGGAGATTGAGACATTTTATCTAATGCTTCATTTAAGAAATCAGCTTCGTCCCTGATAGCTTTAAGAGTTTCTGCATACATTCGTCCTTCTTTTGTGTTGATGGCAAGAGCACCCGCCATAGAACGGACTCGGGTGAACAATTTTGCCATCTCGACCGACGAACCGCCCGTTTCTTCGGTAAGCTTTTGGATGACACCACCAAGACCACCAAAAGTTTCAATAGCCTGCTGACCAGTTTCAACGCCCCATTTGCGAAAGATTGCTTCCATCTCTTCAGATGGTTTTACCAATTTCAAGAAGACACCGCGTAGCTGAGTTATTGAAACGTTGGCTTTTGTACCTTGTCTCGTCATTGTAGCGAGAGCGGCCATCACCTCTTCAAAAGAGATACCTAAAGCATGGGCCAATGGATAGACTTTACCAAGGCTATTAGCCATTTCGCCAAGACGTAATCGACCGAGTTCAACAGTTTTGGCCAGTTTGCTAGAGATCTCATATGCTGTTCCAGCTTCTTGGCCATAAACATTTAATACTGATGAAAGAGCATTTACAGCATCACCTGTTGAGGAGGCTGTAACAGTGGCTAGACCTTGCGCAGTGGCTAGAAATTCAAAAGATTCGCCTGCTTCGACTACTTGGTTAGATAGTGTTTGATATAGACCTTCAGCAGTGACCTGTGCTGATTTTCCAAACGCATTAGATAATTCTATGACTTTTGAGGTTAATGCATCATAGCTTCCAAGCATATTTTGCCCGATAGTTTGAACTTCGGCCAAGGCGTTTCCTAGTTCGACGGCGGATGTAAAAGCTTCTCGAAAAGCAGATATAACAGCACTTACAGCTCGGAAAGCTAATTGTCCAACTAGTATACCACCAACAAGTGTTGCGGCCTTGCCTAAGGCTGATATGCCTTTTGAAGCTTTTCCTGCTGAACCGTGCATATGGCCAAGACTTTTATGTGCCGTATCGACACGGGTTTTTAATCTGCTTACAGATTGTTCTGCTCTAGCAGAATTACTTCCGATTGATTTTGTAGCTTGGCTTGCTTTATTGGCATTAGCAGCATAAGAAGCAAGAGCACCACTTTGAAGCGCGGCATTAACTCTTTTGGCAGAAGCAGCTAGCTTATCGAGAGCAACAGCGCAACTTTTTAAAGACTTATTTAGCTTATTGATAGTTGCGATAGCTTGAGAAGCATCAAAATTGAATTTTTGTGAAAAATCCATAATTAGACCTTTATCCGTCTAGCGGTCATAGCTATCGATGGATTTGGTAAAGTGATTTTTAGTTCTTCCACTGCTTTTTTACCTCTATCTTCGATTCGGTATGGCCCTGGATTTTTCAAGCCTTTTGGACTAATAATATTATTATTAGCCGGAGCCTGTTCTCTTGGGATATATTGCTGAGCTCCAAAATTATTTATGATGAAATACTGTAAACTTGTACCCCATTCAAAATAAAACTTGCCAGAACTTTCGTTTATTGATACTTTGGCCGAACTTTCTTTTCTACCTAGAGGTTTTCTATTCTTGTAAGATTTTTGCGGGCCATATTCAATAACCATATCTCCTAATCTGGCAAGTTTTTCAAAAGTAGCTCTGGAAGCACCAGACCAAGTTGGAACAACTTCAATAGAAGCTTTTAGCCAAGCTCGAATAGCCTCTTTGAGCTTTGCTGTCATATATTTGGCAAGCTCTTTCTTATACCTGTTTGCGTCCAGTTTTGGCGCTTCCAGTAGGCACGTCACTTTCATCGTGTACTCTTACTTGGTCAAAAGCTAAAATTTTTGCCTGTATATGAACAGGGCATGAGTCCCAGGAATCTTTTACTCCTGGGGGTTTTATTCCTAGTCGTTCGCAGGCGCGCCAGATGGCGTACTCTCCTGTTCTGAACTTTGGGAATAAGTATTTTCTTGCAGCGCCTGCTCCTCCCCAAGCAAAAAACTTTTTCGCGCCTCCTCAAGTTTTGTTTCGTCGAGGGCATTAGCTTGCAGTACAAGTTGCTGGATACGTCCGAGTTCAAATTCACTGAACCCAGCCTCCTTAAATTCATCTTGCCATTTCATCCAAGTTCGCGGATTGTTGATATCCACTTCAGACCATTCAATCTCGCTCGGCTCCAACGAGACAACAACCAAGTAAGCAAAACGTTTTTGGTCATACTGTTCTTTTGCTTGGCGATAAGTTGGATCGTTTTCATTCTCCTTAAAACCATCTTTCGTTCTATAACCAGGTGCCTTAGGTAGGGGCACCAAAGCGTCGAATTCATCGAAAGATTTTAGGGCTGTTGCCCGAAAGACAATGTTTTGATCCTTTCGAGGAAGAACAAGAATTTCCTCATTAGGTCCATTAACTTCGATACCATTGATACGCATTCTACTCTGTTCCTTTTAAAATAAGAAGAAATGTGCCCTCTGTTAGAGGGCACGGTTATTAAGTTTACGAGCACTCGTCAGCGTCACTTCGTGTGGCATTAACTGTGCTAATGTTACAGCGACCAGATACGGAAATAGTTGCGTCGCCAACATTATACTCAAGCGATTCCCATCGGAAATCGTTGAACATAAATACATCGTCCTCAGTTGTTCCGCAAGACTGGCAACGGTAAACAACTAAGTCAACAGCGTATGGTTCACATGTGTCCTCTGAGGACGTGATCCATTCAGACGCATTACCAGTTTTTCGCAAAGCATCACCGACGGTGATATCTTCACCTGTTCCAGCCGTGACATGTTCAAACATGAAGTCTAGAGAAATTTCAACAGGCTGCTCGTCACCTTCTCGAACAGTGTCCAAGTTTCCTCGGTCGAGAACATACTCGTATTCTTTAGCTTCAGTCCAAGTTAGGTTTCCTTCGCCAACCTTAACTTCAACTTGCTGCGAGGTAAAGGTAATCACGTCATCCGTGGCCGGTGCATTAGCCGTCCAAGCGGGCGTGAATGTAATACAAGTAGTAGGGCCAGTCGAAGCGGGATCACGACCAGTAACTGTATACGTGGTTGAGTTGTTTGCCGTGTTGACAGTAAACCGAGCACCGACAGGAACCAAATTAGTTGTTGTTGCTTCTGGGATGTTTACTGTGTTAATATTGACCGTAGTATCGTTGGCATCCGGTGCTGCTGTCTCAATTACAGCATTACCAGTTGTACCATCTCGAAAATAGATAGTGGTATCTCGCAGTTCAATAGCTGCCATTTTATTCTCCTAGTGTTGTTGTCATCTCAAAAGTGGCATCAATCTCAGCTTGATGCACACGCGTTTCATTTAGTGCTGTTCCAAAATCAAAGAATTTTATCTCATTGTTCCGATCTAACTTGACCCTAAGACAATCAATAAAACTCCCATCATCACCATACTTATAAATATTTATTGGGGTGTCCATTGCATTCATAAACAAGCCGCCCCATTCGTTCAATGTATATGCATCCCCATTCATTTCCATAAAGTCGGTCAACAAAATATTAACGATTACAGTTAATTTCCACGTCCCTTTGCTTGTTTGACGTATATATGGTCCTTGAATTCTTAGCTCCGAATGATTTGCCTGCATGGTGGCATCTTTACGCTCGTCCACTGCTTCAACAAACATTGGAATTGAGTTGGCGTTAGCAATATCAGTAAAATATTTAATTAGCGACGCCCTTACCCATTTAACTAAATTCGCGGAAACACTTGACATTATATTTTCTCATAAGAGTTAGCGTCAGAGATACCAAGAGAACTAGTGACAGTTCTTTCAGCCTCTTTATTTTCGGACTCAGAATCAGAGAGAACGATAGAACTAGTAATAGTTCTTTCTGCCTCTTTGTTTTCTGACCCGTCGCCACTAATAGACATTGAATCAGATGTACTTAAAGCTACTTCTAAATCAGCAGACGCGCCAATTATTCTTTTCAACCCTAAAACCCAACCAGCGTGATATTCAAGCTCTTCGACTCCGGTAATTTCATATCGCTCATTCTCAATGAGAATCCAATCATCCATTGACAGCTCAAAGTATGTGGGCACATCTCTAATATCAATCACAATTATTTTAGAGCCCACGTCAAAAGTTGCACCAAAAATAAACATTTTATTAGCTGACATCATAGGTAGTTTGTAGTCAGTCTTCCTGCCAATATTTGTAGGAAGAAGAATAGCTTTGTTTATTTTTGTTCTAGAGCAAGTATAACTTTTCGCGCCTGTTATGTAGTTGGTGCTTGCAGTTATATTTTGGCACACTGTTATTGTATCTCCATATTGCTTTTTCAAGCTATAAAGAACTTGTCGATATGTTCTTTGGAGATTTCTATTCACTTAATTTTCCTTTTACGATCTGATCAAAAAGCTGATTAGTGAACTTTAGTTGTTGTGTATTTTGCGCAAGAACGTCAGTTGTTCTCTCAACTAAAGCTGCTAGCGTCTCTCTTTGATAGTCTTCCATTTTTTCTAGTTTTTGTGATAATAAATCTTCTCTACGCCAATCACGCCAAATGAAAAATAGCAAAAGACCTAAGACCGGTCCTAATCCCTGGAAAATTTGTAGCCAAGTAGTACCATCCCAATTCATGCTACCTCCTAAAAAATAAAGCCCGCCCGTATGGGCGGGCTTTTGGGTTTCAGTTTTTAGGAGTGTTTAGCTCCAGAGAATACAGCCAAGGCTTGTATTAAGAACCTTGACACCGGCAAGCAGGTCGAGCGTAACCCGAGTACCCTGATAGCTAATGTCGTACTGCATCGTTGCACGCATCGCGAGATCGTTGTAAGCGGCCAAGCCGGATTGCACACCAAGTGCGTTTCCAGGAAGTGCTAGTGGACGACAAACAAGAGCCATAGCATGCGGATGGAATGCAAGGTTGTGACCACCAGATGGGCCCATAAAGGCATCGTCATTATCAGAAACATTTGCCGAAAGCGGACGATCAAGCCAGACATCGTAAGCGCTTGCATTAGAAGAATTCACATATGTCTGAATAATCGTGTATGTATGGCGACTAGAACCAGTACCAAATGAAACAATTTGCCCAGCTTGTGGCGGTTTGTTGTAGCCATCGAAAGTGAGGGCTTTATCGTAACCAGAAGTGAAATCGCCCTGAACTGCACACTTCTTAAAGATTCGGCAAACAGCGTTTGCATCACAGCCATGAACAAAGTTCGGGCTTACCGTGATACCTTCAGTCGTGCTGTTACCGGTTGCAACACTGTTGAGCGTCATTGCGTGGCCTTCACCAGCAATCCAGATATACTCTCCGGCGGTTGCTTCATAGTTAGCGTCAGTGTTAATGGCAAAGTTCACAGAACCGTTACCTGCGGCCTGCGCTGCATCAATATTGCCAGATTGATAGTCGGCCGAACCCAAGCTAACATCACCAGTGTTTTGGTCCATGTATGTATTGAAGCCAAGAACACGTCCGAGCATCGCTTCTTCAAGAGCCGTACCGTCGTCACCACGTTGATTGGCTGCGGTAAAGAGTTCCGTATTAAGCATGTGCGTTTCCGCACTTGGGCAGAGAACCAAATTGCGATTCTCCATTGGAACGTTGTTGTTGTTAAGCTTTTCGCGGGCGTCGAGCATGTAACCCTTAGCCAACGTGCTATTCATCGTTTCAAGCTTTCCGGCATAGTTGGTAAGGAATTGAGGCGTCTGACCAATGAGAACACGATCAATTCCGCGAGCCATTGCCCTGGCAGCAGGAGTGATATGGACATCAACAAGGTCTTGGAAAGACTTAGATGCTTCCTCGTCCTTAATAATAAAGTTGACATACATATGCTGGTCAAGAGGAACAGCAACATTTGTCAGGCTTGCATCTTGCGATGTAACCGTATCGCTTTGAGCCTTACGGTAGAACTTGAAATCACCGGGAACTCTAGTATTTACAACATCACCATAGTTGGCAACATCCATTTCAAAATCCCGGTAAACCAGTCGAGACATAACCATGTTCTCTTCTAACTGGATTAGACCTTCTTGTGCCCAAATCTCAGGGACCAAGGCATCATTGTCGTTAGCATAAAATCGAAAATTAAGCATTTTTGCTCCTTATTTTTTTCCTCGGAGGCCGAGCAAGGCTGGGTCTTCTTTTCTAAGCCGCCTATATTGCTCAGGTGTCAATCGTGATACATCAATACTACCCTTACCCGGAGCAGCGCCTCCGGTGGCGGAACCAGTCCCGATACCACTAACAACGTTGCTCTTGAACAAATTACCATAAAGATTAGGCAACTCACGCATCCGTTTTACAGCTTCTTCAGGGGTTCTAAGTGTTGTAATTCGTTCCCCGGTTTTTTCATCAATATCTTCAAAGTCAACCTTTGGCGTCATTCCACCAGTCGGAATTCCTTCCGAATCGGTAAGTTCAACCATTTTGGTCATCGGTCGAAGAAGAGACATGATTTGTCCCGGGTTAAAAGCATCCGCGGAGACAGCCGCGTCCTGCAATGATCGATCGATCACTGAACTCTTATACATTCCTTCCCACTTGACAGCAGATTCTGTTGCTTGGGCAAGGTCATTCTTGTACTTTTCAGCTTGTTGTTTTCTCTCGTACTCAGCTTGTTGCTCTTTTGTTCGGAACGCCTTCTGAAGGTCTTCTAGCTCCTGTTGCATCTTATGACGCTGTTCTTTATGGAGATTACCTTCTTTTAGCATCTTCTGATAGGAGGCTTCAAGCTTCTTGTATCTTTCTTGATGCTTCCTGCGGTCATCAGCCAGGAACCTATTTACATCATCTTGTGTAAAGTTGGAACTAACTGAATCTCCGCCATTATCTTCTTGACTCTGTCCGCTTAACTCTCCTTTATCCCAGCCAGCTTCAGTCTCTTGGCCACCTTCTTGACCACCTTCTACACTGCCTTCATTATCGAAAAACATAAAATAAATATAGCCGTCTTTAAGCATTTTTACCTCTACATTGAGTAATTTACACCCTAGATTATGTCACACGACTCATTTTAAACAAGTGGCTATCCCGTAAGAAAGGCCTCAAGAGTCGCCATGCCTTGGCACTAGGTACGCCATTGGCAATATGTTCCATGCTTACGTTATTTCTGTCGTAAGTTGTTCTGACGGAAGAGATTGTTTGTCCTATTACTGCTAAGTTCTCTGCTTCCATGTCAGGATCGATACCATCCAGAAGTGCGTAAGCTACTTCCCAGCAAGCTATCTTTATATCATCTGGAACGTTTGTGTCCGTCCCACGAGGAAATTCTAGCTCCTGAGAAAGATAAGCGGCCCGAATTTCTGCTTTGGTTGGTGCCGGGTCCACCAAGTCACCATCGCTATCATAAAGAATAGCATAGACTGCCGCTTTTTCCCCGGAAAAATTTAATCTATCGATGATTTGGGTCGCACCAATTAGAGCTTGTTCGCGTTCAGTGGCATTGGCGCTTGTCCAAGTTGTTGAAAACAGCCTATTATCAAAATAGGTATTTGCTTCGTCTACTGTCCCATAATACGTGTACAAGTCTCTAATTCCTAAATACTAGCTTTAGTTTGGCCACTAGTGGTATTTACCACGCTACGAATGAGTAATTAACTGTATTTGCTTCCGCTGCTACGTTAATTGTGTTTGGGGTGGAGATCGGAAGAAAAACCTTTTCTCCAGCACTAAGAGAATAGTTTCCTCCACCGCCCTGATTAGCGGTTGAATAAATAAACATAGCGTCGTTATTAGAGGCATCAGCTTTAATTGTGATACCCTCCACCAAAGTGATTCCGGTACTTGTGTTGATCGTAACTCCGGTTAAACTATTGGTAGAGCCACTTCCCAACCATACTTTGTCGATAATAAGTCGTTTAGTTTCTGCTTGCCACATACTACTTCATCTTTTTAAAAGTTTTTGCCAAGTTACACCGCTTTTGCGCCAAAGGTGAGAGGTTAGGCTGAGCACAAAACGCTTCCCAACTAGTAAAGCCAGCTCTTTTCGCTTGCTCCGTAAGGGCTCCCTTCTTGATATTGGCGTCCTGAATCCACTTTTTCTTTTTCTTTTTAGTCATTTTCTCCTTTTTTTTCTTTTCCTTCTCCTCTTACAGGAGGTTGGGTTGTTTCTTTCATAGTTGTCTCAGTTGCCGCCTCTCGCTCTTTTTTACCTGATTCTGGGTCAGGGTCAAGATCAGGCACACCACGGGCAGCAGGATTCTTTTCGTCAGGAGACATTTGAGCTTCTTGGATTCTTGCGATTCTTGCGGCGTGGTCCTTTCTCGCTTGTTTATACTCGTTTTCTCCAAACCCTAAAGCCATTGACCCAACCTTTTCCCCACAGAGGCCAGCTTGAACAGCTTGAATGATGACTTGTGGGTCGGACGTTGTGTACGCGGCTTTGTCTATTTCCGCATATATTTTCTCCAATTGATCTAAATCAATTTTCCCGCCCAGTAATTTATTAGCTATGATCTTGTATAGTTCTCGTTTTGAAGTCTCTCCAGGAATTGTGTATGCAAGTTCTGCTAATTTTTCAGATTCGTCAATTCGATCTTTATCATCTTTTAAAGAGTATCGGTCTGGATATTTGACGAGGGCAATTTCTTGCTTAGAAACATTAACATTTTCGTATGCAGCCCAGTATTTTGTAATTTTTTGCTCTGCACCTTCAAGAACCAAGCCAATATAAGATAAGCCAGCTTCAAGACCCTGGTCAGAAAGTTTCATAGCCTCAGCACTTTTAGCGCGGTGGCCTACTTTGTTAGCTACTGCTAAGTTGACTAGCTTTCGAATTTCATCTTCCAGCTTTTCCTGAAGCTGCATTGATGCTTTAAGTGGTTCAGAACTAGGATGAATGAATTCTGGAGCTTGGGCCTTGATATCATAAGCTCTGCCATGTGAAGCGCCTACTTTGATCTCAGCATCACTAGCTCGTTGGTCACCTGCCATTCCTTGGTTATCGGGATTTGTACTAGGCTTTAGATGGCTGGGGGCAATTCTATTAAAGTCTCTTTGCTCAACATAGAATGGAAAATTAGCCTTTAAAGCATAAGCAATATCGCTTGAAGTAAGATTAAGAAGAGCTATTTGATGCTTATACACATCTGTAAGTAGTGAGTCTCCAATATCTAAAATAGTGAAGGGTATCTCTGGCAAGTTAAGTGGAACAGGTTCGAAAGTAGCTGGATTTCCCTTTTCGTCTACTGGATCGCCTTCTTTGTTGTAGAAGTGGTAATAAATTAAGTCGTCTTCATCACTTCTCCAAACTAACCTAAACCTCTCAAAACCATCACAAGGCAACGAGAGACCTCTATATACACTTTTATATTCTGTTGCGTAGTCTCGTAGAAGGATTGCGCGAAATTGACCGAGTTCTCCTGGCCTTGATTCCTCCCAAGACAGAATATCTTCACGTTTATACGAGTACAAGTAAGGTCTAGCCCCGACTGTATCAGCCAGAGTCGGTCCCACTATTTTAGGCATGTCTACATAAACACCTACCTTACCCATTACAAGAAGTTCTGTTAAGACGTCAATACCCATAAAGGCATTCATAGGTGTGCCTTTAAGGTCTACACCTCCGTCTTGACCTAAAATAGCTTTCTTGTAAGACTTCGATCCACCTTTTCGAACTATGTCAGACATCCGCTGAAAAATGGAATTTCTAATGTCATTCACAGCAGCTTTAGCAAAGGCTGGAATAGGAGTAACATCTTTCCGTGTATTATAATCAGAAAGCTCCTCTCTTGCTGTAAATTTCTTTAGGTAGAAAGAAACATATTCATCTCCACCCTCATAGCAACGACGCCAATCCCACCATGTCTGTGACATTGTGGAAACAGAAGGGTGCCTAATTTGGGTTATGTTTAATTTTTCCATTATGCGTCTATATAGATAGAGGTTGAAAAGTTATAATCAAGTGGCATTGGTTCGCCAAGTTCTATTTTCCAGATAGTTAATGGGTCAGTGTTGCCGTGCCATGCTGGTATTCCGTATATATGTCCATTACCGGCCAGTTGAATTTGCCGCTGAGCAGCCGTAAGACCAGCTGGCTTAACAATTGTTTCACCTACTTTAGTATTTGGATCAATAATAAAAATAGCATCATTATCGCCGCCTGGACCATATAGTAATTTTCCGCTTGGATGAGATACACCCATAACGTATCCGTCATTTGTAGGAGCGGTGTTCCCAGTTAATTCACCCCACTCCCCGGTAAATGGATTATAATATGCACCTTCATGGCCACTAGTTGTAGGAGTAATATACATAACTCCATCTGGCCCATTAAGAAAACCACCCCAACGTTTATCCGCCGTATTGACAGAAGATAAGTCAATATCAATTTCTTCAAAAGACTCATCACTTGGGTCGAATTTTATAATGAAGTCATTTGTTCTGTATGGCAATATGTACATACAGTTGTCTGCTGCTAAGCACATATTTACAGTTGTGTTAGGTGAAAAAGTATTACCACTATAGTTTATAGTCTCAGTTGAATTATCATTTGGATCAAATTTAATTACATGAGTTGGCGTCTCTTGTGTAAAGTAAATATGAGCATTAAATAAAATCCCGCCGTAATATGTTCCACTCATATTACTAGTACATTGTACAACGGAGTTATCACTGGGGTCAAATTTTATTATTTCCGAAGCTGTTTCACTGTAAGCATAAACACAATCCTCATACAATGCAGCGGCTCTAACTGTTTGGTTACCGGAGAAATTTATAGTGGAAACTGAATCGTCGTCAGGGTCAATTAGCAATGCTTCTGTTTCATTAAGCGGAAGAGATAGTACTTTACCATCTGAAAGTGTTAAATGACATTGCCACCTTATACTAGAAGCAGACCCGTAGGTCCCACTGAGTTCACTTATCTTTGGTTCAGCAAATTGAACACTAGCATATCTAGGCAGAACTTTACCCCAAGCTAATTTGAAAGAGTCCCAGTCACCACTACCATACTTAGGAAAAGCTTCAGTTGGTACTAACCATTGGTCACCACCATAAACAAGTAACGCTCTTCGACCTTCTTCATAATACAGATCACCTGTATTCGGGCTGGCAGGAAAGAGCCCTTCAGCAGTTGACATAAAAGAAGAGATACCATGTTCGACACCGGTTCGAACATAGTTATTATCATAGACAACTTCATCGGCATTTACGCTTGTGCCACTTGAAGGTGTAATGTAATCCGCTTGAAGCTGACAAACAGAGTTAGCTTGTCCAATAGCATTAAGAGTTTGGCAGTTACCTGCAACACCCAATCTTGTTCCACTTGCAAAATCATTATCTGCATAGTTCATTGACACTGAGTAGTTGGTCGTGTTTCCACCAATTAGAAAACCGTATTCAGATTTAATTTGATTTCCTGTAGAAGGGAAAGCAATTTTACAATCTCTACCAACGAAAACAGTTAGACTAGATGCAATATCTCCGAACGTGTTGAACTCAAGAGTATTGGTAGTACTGTCAATAATTAAGTAAGGTAGGATGTAACATTCATCACAGTCAATATCATCAAAGGAAGCGGTTTGATTGAAGTGGATACTGTCACAGTAATTATGTGTGCCGTCTGTTGTTACAATATCGAAAACAGTTCCATCACCTAAGTTACCTCCAGGTCCACCAAGCTGAAGAGAGACTACATCGGCTTCCCAGTAATTATTTGTCTTAGCTGTAGACTTGCACCAATACTTATCAGACTTGAAAATCCAATAGCCGCTACCTTCATAAGCTGGCTCTGAATTATATGTACCATTCTGAGTTGTGTCAGTTTCATACACAGCAGTAGGAGTCCACTCTGGAGATGTAATCTCAAGTGTGTCTTCTAATTGAAGGCCCTGCATACGGGAACTTAAAACTAATATGCTGCTCATAGCTTACCGTGAGTTAAAGTGGGTGTATTTCCAGTACTCATCATACTCGCAAAAAGTATGATAGAATTTTATGATGTGCATATACTTCCCTTGGTTGTCTAATCGGTAGAACACTCCAGGGGGACCAGGAAGGATTGTCAAATAGGCTTCTGTTGTTTCATTTGGTAGCTCTACAATTGACGCAGTGTCTGTGGCGGGATCAAAGATAATTGTTTCAGCACCAGAAGATAGGTCATCTGGAAATATATAAAGTTTTCCATCTGCGCCACAGAATCCTTGGTAACGGGTTTCATTAGTTGTTCCAACCGCGTCTAGAAGAGTAATCTCTTCTGTCGATGGGTCGAAGCGAATAACATTAGCCGAAAAATCATCAGGAAAACCATACAAGAGACCATTAGGTGCTAGAATGGTTTGCCGCACAGCAGGGCAGTTTCCACAGTTGATTGTTTCAACTGAATCATCAGTTGTGTCAATCTTTAGAACAAAACCGTTCTCTGTAGCCGGTAACCCATAAATGTTTCCAGTATACGTTAGCGATAGAGAAGTCCAAAGCTGTCCAGTTGAAGTGTTTAATGTATAGGAAGCACTAGTATCAGATGCACTTGGGTATGTTCCTTGCCTTACAACATATGACTCATTCGCTGAACTATTATATAGTAGACCATAGACTGTATTTGTTGCTGTTGGCCCACAGGTAATAGCCATCCACGCATTGTTGGCTGTTCCATTAGCATCAACTCCTGTTATATCACTATTAGAAGTTGGATTCGGTTCAAAGTATTGACAGCCACCAATATTTGTTGCCAGAAAGATTGTTTTACCGTCATACCCAACAACACCATTGCTGGTGTTCCAAGAAGTTTGATCAATAGAGGTATAACTGTTGTCAGATAGATCAATAACAGCACAATTACCACCTGCTCCAGAATCTTCAAAACCAGTCAGAACGATCTTGTTGTTGACTGTGAAACCTGCCCCACTGTGTAGCTGAGCACTAGCTGAGCCGTTTAGCGTAACAGCATTAACAGTGATATTGTTTAAGGGGTAATCTTTTAAGTCTCCCGCAGTTCGTGACAGAGCTAACTTGTAACCAGCATTATATGCATCATTGTTCATTGGTTTGAACGATGGAAAATTATAGCTGATTCGCTGCCAAGTATTATTGTAGACAGTTCCATCTGTCAATGAATCTGGGACATAGATTTTTAGATTCATCTCATCAGGATCAACCCATAACTCATAGTCCTTTGGACTTGCAGGCTCAGTTGTAGGGTACCTTGAAGCTTCAGACGGGCTTGTTACTTCCCAGTCACAGATGTTGACTGTATTAGCACTGGTGACACCTACTACATTATTGGTATAGGTATCAGGAGTTTTAGAGTCAGTCTTGACATGCACCAAGCCATTTGGAGTCCAGGAACCAGCATCAGCGAAGTCTGTCTCATTAACTAGATCGAGACTGTTGATCGTTGTGTAGGACGAGATAGCAGAATTGATAGCTAGAGCTTTATCTGCTTGCGGCCAAGCGACTTTGCTCTCACCATTATGACTCAACTGTAATGAATCACTGTCTGTCCCAATATGCTGAATTATTGTGGCATCGGAACCTTTTAGAAGATTGGAACCAACTTGAATAGTGTCAGTTAGAAATTCTTCAAGATAGGCTGTATCACTTAGAATAGATTGGTCAGAGTCTCCATCTTGCTTAGCATAAAAGTAATCTGTTCCATCCACTTGACGATAAGTAGCTAAGCGATTTGTGGCAAGGTAAGCGGCCTCATGTGAATAGTCTGTTTGAGTTGCATTCCAACACCAAAGACCTTCAGCGTAGTAAATCCACCCATTGTCACCTTCGTAAGCAGTCTCTCCACCATGTGTTCCATTTGGAGTGTACTCACCATTGATAGAAGAATTACTGCTATCAGTGACTGTCATGTTGCCAGATGGAGCCACATAACTATGAAGATATAGAGACTCCATCGCAGAATTACCAGTACATAATTCTCCATTTTCTCTGATAGTTAAAACAGGTAGTGTCTGTGAAGTGATTAGGCTCATGTCGTATTCAAATACCTATTACAGAGGAAATTCGGATCAATCGGAACATCGAAGAGTTTGACTTTTTTGAAGGTGGAAAGGTCAGAAGCATTTGATGCTTCAACAGAATAGACATATCCATCCGAACAAAGACAAGGTATTGAATCCATTAGTAGACCAGTGTTTGTCGTAGTATTTCCTTCGATATCAGCCCTTATTAAATATGAAGAAGCATCGCAAAAATAATAGCACCCATCCGGAGCTAGAAAGCCTTTGCATAGATTAGAGTATGTTTGAGCATCTCCTATGATCCCGTAAGAATTGTCAGTCGTGTCAAAATAGTAAAGACCAGTTGTAGCAGCACTATTAGTATAACCTATAAATAGAATCTTTTCTTTATATGTACAAGCTAAACCATTTACTAAAGCGTTGGCGCTTGAAAAAAGAGCTATGTCAGTTATTGTTTCAGCAACTGGATCGACCTTTCTCATGTACCAGTCGCCATCAATATGCCACGTAGGTGGTGTGTACAAGATGCCGCTATTATTGACAACCGACTGAAAACTTCTACCATTGTTAGCGGATACTGCCCCATTTCCGTACATTATAACAGTATTGTCTACACTTATCTTAGCTGCTTCATTATCAAGGGCACAAGGAAGAAAGTGAACAGTGCCGTCATCCGCAACAACGCTGCCAATAAGGCCAAGCACAGTATAATTAGCACCAGGAACATCATTAACAGTATTTAGAGTAAAAGTATTTACATCTTGTGTCCTAATGTTTGTTGTGTTAAACGGAACATGATAAATCAACCCATCAACTGGGTTCAAACATGGGTCCATTGAGTTGAGGGCATTTGAGTTGACTGAATTATCAACACCTCCAGGAGCAATATATAGTCCCGAGCCCGCTTGGTAACTTGGAAAATAACAGCCACCATCCGACAAATTTAGTTTTGAGAGAAACTTCTGTGTACCTGTTGAAATGTTAGTTGTTAAGTTTACCGTCTCTACACTTGGGCTTGCTGTTCGTTTAGCTACATAGTGTTCCTTATAGTCATCCAAAGCATCCATGTATGAATCATACATGTTGCCAAGCTGACGCGAATCGGGAAATTCTGGATAGGGTTTTCCGGTCACATGGACCCAGCTATTATAGTAGAGACTTGTCCTACGCTCATTTGCTGCGAAGACTACCTGACCATCGTTTCCTGTTCCAGGAACAGTATCAGGTGTATTGACTTGAACGCCTAAAGCTGCATTGTGCTCAATACCAGCAATCTCTAAACTATCATCATCAACAAGATTGTCGGTGTAGTGGTTGCCGTCAGTTCGGAAGTTGCTTGTGTAAATCCACTCAGTGACTCCCAAGCTTTCATCAGTTACAAACGTGTCATCAAAGCTTGTATCACTGACATTGGTTGAATCCGTACCGACTAAAACAGTAGTAAATGTTTGAATAGCCCAATCATCTACACATCCAGTGGGCACTGCGAACGTGTTGTCATTATTAGTCTGAAAAAGGACAGCAATGTCAAGAGTATCTAAGGCATTAAGCCTATTTGAATTTGAAGTCGAATCAAAGAAGATTCTCGACTGATTCAGTGTTAGATAATTTGTTGTCAAATAAGTAGCATCAAAGAGACCGTTAGAGGTTACAGCTAAACCTTCCTGGTCTCCAGTCCGACTGACATGTGCTTCAGTAGAGTTTCCTGTAACACCAT